CTGCTGCTTCCATCGCAAGTAATGCGAATCTATTACGGAGCAACTGAATACCAAGTACATCATCAAACTGTCCACGTAGTTCACCATCAATAGATGGCTTACGTGCTACCACAACCATCATCTTGCCAAGCGGGTTTAATGCTTGAGAAAGAACTAGGTTATTTCTGCGCGGCACATAAATTACAGATTGGTCTTTATCGTAATAACGAATCATTTCAATCTGTGCATTAAGGTCTTGTTTATAACCATCTGGTCCAAGAAGTTCTCTATCATACTCTGGAAACTGAGATACCAGTTCACCAAGTGTCATAGAGTACCGTTTAGCAAATGCCGTACAACGTCCATAGCGGTCAAACTCTGGGTAAGCCCCAATAGGATTTTCTATGCGGATACGTGGCAACTTTGCTTCATCGTCTAATTCAATTATGAATGGGACGAAACCATATGTAATGTACCAGTCGGCACCTGAGTACATTTGTACTGATAAATCTGAGTTCTGAAAATAATTAGAAGCAATGCGAGTACGCTTATCAGCAAAGGTACGCGCTCTATCAGATACTTGATTGGCTGCAGAACAATTAATTGCTGGAAGCGGAGCCATAACTTCCGATAAATCGCGTGCAACAATGTCAATAAAGTTTGCTACTACGTTAGCATCAACACCTTCTGGAAAGAAGTTAGGATATACCTGAGCAATCTTTCCTTTACGGACAGCAAGTACATCTAGATTGCGTGCATCACGCTCATGATTACGGTAACGTAAGGAATCAACCCGTGCCGTTACTTGCTCTATTGATAACATTAAAACCTTATTTCTTTTTCTTTACTGGAACAGATTTTTGTTTTGCACTAACAGATTTAGAAGCAACGTTTGCAGCAAGTGATTGATTACCTTGAAGTTTTGAACCGCTTTTTTTAGCATACTTAGCATATTGATTTACAAAACTATCATTTTGTTTTGCTACTTTATGAGATGGAGTTCCATATTTTTTTTCCCTAGCAATTGACTTTGCTTTACCAGTAGTAATACCTTTAGCACCTTTTTTTGCTGCTTGTGATGCTACCCTTTTTGCAACGGCACGAACTGCCCCACCTGCTATTAAACCTATAATTGGTACTACCATATTAATTCCTATCCATAAGTGTCTTGCCATTGCTCAGCAAAGGCTTCGTCTAAGTTGATTGCGTATCTATTATTAATTTGTGCTTGAGTAGCCCAACGATTGTTGGCATACATTGAAGTTCTACTACCTGTCTGCATAAGTTCACGGATACGTATAACCGCAAACCATAAAGCCATAACACAGTCAGTCTTACCTCTGGTCTCAGGCTTCCATGTAAGTAGTTGCTGAGTAAGAGACTTAATACCCTCAGACCCATCGGATGAAGGTAATTCTATAATGTTGTTCTTTTGGAACTTCTCATCACGGACTGTTCCAAAGAGGTTAGACATTGAAGCAACGCCAAACGAAGTGTCCCATTTGTTCTTCCCTGTGAAGTGTGCGTCAAGGCGTACACCGTATGAAGCAAGCCAGTTTCGTAAGTCTTCGTCAAGGGAGTAGGCTTTTTGGTGAGCGTTGATTTCAACTCTAAACTCTTGTGGTTTATATCGTATTGTAAGTTCTTCAATTGTCGCCCTAATCTTTTGTGGTGTTGGTTCACTCATGTTGATACAATCAACCACATAAATCTTTCCATCTGCTCTGTTGTATGTTGCTACAACAAACGCAGCGTTACCCGCCATAGCAGGGTCAAATCCAATTATAGTATGACCTTCTACATGAGGAGGATGTCCAGCAACACCAGGTCTTAGTGCGCCTCGTTTTCGCATCCCATTAGTCGCCCCTTGCACCAGCACGGGTGGGAAGATTGAATCTTCTTGGATGTCTTCTTGTTGGTAGACAAGTGCCCATGTTGATGGAGTGACTTCGCTACGACGCTTAAATAAGGCTTCACCATCCCACTTTGGATAGTAGCCGTTTTCATTGGGGGTGTCATCATCGCCGTCCCATGGGACATCTGATTCAGCCCAGAGGGTAACCCAGTCTTTCGGGTTATCGTTATACTCAAGGACGGCAGGCATGCCCATATATGTGAAAGGCGTTTTGCCACCAGACCAGTGCTTCGGATTACGAAGTTCTTTATATAAATCATTTGCTGCAATTCGTGTCCCTACTACTAGCAGTTTACCGTTTTTACCTAGACGGGTAATAACTTCCTTCTGCAACCAGTCCATCTGCTTTTCCCACTCATGGGCGTTGGCAGTAGTAATACAGTCATCAAGAATAATCAGGTCAGCACGGGCACCGTAAATCTGACCACCCATACCTAGCGCCTGAAGGGTAGGGTCCTTTTCGCTAGAGTTACGCGCATCGCCCCCAAGGTAGACAGTATCGGTTCGCCAAGTATCAGCGTCCCCTTTCCAGCCGCCCTCTGGACCGAATGCGGTCTGCAGTTTGAGCCAACGTGGATGGGACAGTCGTTGCTTAATAGCGTATACGAACTCGCGAGCCTTATTCAATGTCTTTGAAACCACAATGATGCGGATGTTAGGATTGAGGGCAATGCGGTAAGTTGAGTAGTTCACCGTGATGACGGTGGATTTAGCGTGCTCGGGAGGAACGTTCACCAATAGGCGGTTCAACTCACCAGGCTCGTAAATCATATTAGGGTGTAGCCACGAAGGCTCATACCCCTCAAGTAGGTCTACCCAGTCCTGATGGTGTGGGAAGACCTGCTGGTCTAAAAATGCTAATGAGAAGTCCGAGAACTCAATGGACTCTTTCTCCACACCCAGTTCAGTAAAGGCTGACTTCTGTCCCTCTTTTTTTGCCTCTTCTAAGGCACGCGCAAACTCGGGGTCTCGCGCCATCCAAGCCCTTATAGTATCTGGCTTCTTGTTTTCTTTTGCCATTGCGGCGGGAATGGGAAGCCCAGCCCGCACACTCTCAAGGACATTTGCCTTGGCTAATGCAAGCCCCTTGGCAAGGTGGTGGTCGCCCCCACTCTTAAATCCTGACATTGTTATCCCGTCCTGTAAGCATAGTTGTCCCGCCTATAACAGACAGTTTGTACAGTAGTTTGTAACAGATGTGAGTAAGGCTCTAAAAAGACTTACGAACTATTTTAGTCTCTATATATACTTAACCTGTCCAAACAGGTAAAACGGACTGTTTTGTACAAAACTATTTATTACTTGATAGAAATAGATAACTAACTAGCCCCTGTCACTATACCGACAGAAATATATGGGTAGAGATACAATACATATAACCCTCGCACATTAACATAGTCGGGGTCATAACTGTCTAAAACAGAGATACTGTAGTCAGTTTGTACTACAGGAGTGCCTGTCTGTAGAGAGACTATCTCCCCGTCAGACAGGGGGAGCCTGTATCTACTGGTTAACTAAATAATATATCTACAGGCTACTGATATAACACACCAGTCAAGTAGATGAAAAGACTCTACTTGACAGGCGTGTCGGTCTGTATTCTGTAATCAGATTGATTATGAATTATAGATAGGAGATGATTATGTTAGATGCTTATGCTCCGTACAATGTTGTTCATTGTGATTGGTGTGATAAGAAAACCCTATGCCGTAGCATGTTCAACGGCGATGTGTGGGTATTGTCTATATGTAAGGGGTGCGACAAATGATGTGTAACTGTAAGTATCCAGTTGATATGGTTAGCGCGTTTGAACGCGGGCTAACCGATAAAGAATGTGTGCTCCATGTGTGGTGTGCTCATGAGCATTGGGATGTATGTACCGAATGTGGTATCGATTTAGAAAGGATAGGGAAGTAAAGAATAACATGCCAGTAAAGCAGGTTAAAAGAGCCCTGCTTGACAGGCATGTGAGTCTATATGCTGTAAGACGAAACAGGGACAGTTTAGAGAGTGTTCTAGTCCAATGTCGAAAGTAAGAACTCTCACCTACAAAGGAGATACAGTGCTAACAACTAAAGACCTAGAAGAAGGACTAGCAAGCATGAATCAGTCCATCAAAAACGCACCACCAGAAATAGCAATACGACTAGACATTATGGCTGTATTGCTAATGAGACTAATAGATATAAGCAAAGCCAAAGAAGAATTACAGGAGCACATCATACTACAAACAAGGAGAGCACTATGAGCGAACAGCAAGGCATACGCGTAGAAAATCACTGCTACGAGTGTATGGTTATAGCAAGGGATGTTGCCGAAGGCTTCACCTTCAGCAAGTGTCAGACCTGCCAAGACAACGAAGAAGCACAAGCCGATAACAAGGCTTGGAATCTACATGAAAACGACAGGCTATGGGAACCCAACCCTATGTCATACAATACAAGCGATGAACCCAGTGCTAGTGACTGGGTTTCATCACAAACGATAAGCCAACCAGCAAGGAGTAAGCCAATGTTCAAAGAGATATGGGATGAAGAGAAGTTCCACCTGATAGAACTATCTGTAAAGTTTCTCGACCCTGACGAACCCCACCTGTTCCGCAATGAGTTCACCCCACCGATTGCGCAACTCATGGACGGCGGAGTTCACGAAGAATTATGGGAACTAGAAGATTACACGCAACTACAACGTGAGAAAGAGTGCCAATGGTGTCACATACTTACACCAAAGATATTCAACGACTGTCAATCATGCGACAAGCCGTTGGAGAACAACTTAATATAAAAATAACAGGGTTCCCCTGTCCTTCTGACAGGGGTAACCCTGACCAACTAACTACTAAAAAGAAAAGAGAAAGAAATGATACAGAATACGTTAACAGTTAGTGGCTCCATCAAGGCGTTCACTGATAAGTCAATCAAAACCAACGAATACGGTACATCAGTAATCGGTTGGATTAACCAGCGTGATGTCGCTCGCATGAGCAACGGAGATGCTATCGGAAACCCTAAATACATCGTAGGTGTAGGGTTCAAGGCTACAGACCCAGCGATTGTTGCTGAACTAGTAGCACTAGACCAAGCACGACAAGGACAAGCAGAAACACCAACCGTTACACTGACGGGACGCTTGACCCAATGGGTTGCTAAGTCAAAAACTGGCGGAGCAGATGAGTTCCGCTACCAACTAGAAGTACACGCCATCGAGCGTAACTAATACAAACATCAGGTGGGTGGGGAGTAAAACCCTCACCTGCCTGATATTTTTTTCACCCAACCATGTAACCTCGATGGACTCTTACAAGTCCACAATAATTTTATAAGGAGACAACAACATGTATCTATCTAGTGGAGATATGATTGCTATTTTTATAGCATTAGTTTCATCTATGGCGCTACTATTTATAGTAACGTTTGCTAACATACACCTGCTAAATGAAAATAGATTTTTGAAAAGCAGACTACGAGCATGGCGTAAGTCATGCCAAAATCATGTGGAAGTACCATTCTAATGCCTAAATATAATATAACAGTTGAACTAGTAGGACATGACGGTAACGCCTTTGCTATTATGGGAAGAGTATCACATGCCCTTAAAGAAGCAGGCGCAGGCAAAGAAGAAATAGACCAGTACATGAACGAGTCTATGTCAGAAGACTACGACAACTTATTACGAGTAGCAATGGAATGGGTAGACGTACCATTATGATGTCATTCGTTATAGTATGTATGTCATGTTGGAAGCCAACCAAACATGATGCTTTAGAAACTAGTAAAGGATTAGTCTGCGATAAATGTAACGCAGACTTATAACAAAGGAGAATACTATGATGGCTGATGTATTGTATATCAAAGACAGTTACGTTGATGTGATACTAATAGCAGAACATTTCGTAATGGTCACTACAATTGAAGTAGACAACAACTCAACCCAAGATGAGATAGAAACTATGGTATGGAATAGACTAACCGCAGAGTATGGAGTAGATTGGGTTGATACAACTAAAGAATTTGTTAAAAGAATATCTATCGAAGTAGTACCACAACCTACTATCAATGACATAATGAAATCACTATCAGAAGAAGAGATAAATAATGAATAATATAAATGACATTATCAACTATCTTCTTAGTTCACAAGAAGATATACTTGAAGCAATTAGTGAGTACCCTAAAGAAGAATCACCCGACCATCTAGAAGGTCAACTATTTGCCGTAGATGAAATGCTAAGTTACCTAAGAGAACTAAGAGATAACAATGAGTGAGCCACAAGTTGATGACCCTACTGCACGCGGAGAAAATGACGAGTGCGAAGATTGCGGATGCTTTATCTTTGAATGTGTGTGCGGAGCACCCGATGAAATGTACGGAGAAATGCACGAAGATTAAGGAGTAAATATGGATTCAAGTATAAAGAAATACCTAGCAGTAGGTAGTAGTATGATACTAACAACTGCAACTCTATTCGGTATACCTTTTAAAGCATACGCTCACAAGATACATGAACAAGCATGTATCAATGAAAGTCTGCCTAAAGTATGGAACAAACATACTGCTAAAACATATGCATATGCCTACATGTCTATGACATACCCATCATGGGGTAGAAGTGAGTGGCGTGCACTAGTAAAACTTTGGGGTAAAGAGTCAGCATGGGACCACACTGCTGACAATCCTACCTCGTCAGCATATGGTATAGCGCAAGTTCTTAATACAAAACCTGGTACTCCAGCCCCTCTCCAAATTGAGAAGGGGCTGTCGTATATATTTCATAGATATGACAAGCCTTCAATCGCTTGGTCACATTGGAGAAAGCATAGGTGGTATTGATGAAGAATTACTATACAATACAGTGTGAAATAGAAGTAGAAGCAAGTGACGATGACATGGCACTGGCTTTACTGTTAGACACAATAGGATTCAGTGGATTTACAATGGTCCGCTGGATAGATACCCAACTATCAGAAAGAGAGAACGTAAATGAATGACACATACAAAGTAGTACATACAGTTAAACTAGTAACTGAGTTTAATCTCAATCACCCATCTGCGCGTGTAGTTACTGCTATATCACCTGAACAAGCAGAAGAACTATGCCGTAAGGCATTCATTGGTATGGCAACAAACCAAGGTTGGCTAACACAAGCCAACGAAAATGGTGGTACTTGGGCATACCTACGCTTCGCTGAAGACGGAGAGTAATCATGGGTTTAGATATGTACTTATATGCACAAAAGTTTGTATCTAATTCACCGCCATTCAAAGAAGGTACTAGGCATGAAGAGATTGTTGATGCACTAGATGCACAAACCTTTGCCAAAGGTCACATCGTCACACAACTGGAAGTAGCATACTGGCGTAAGGCTAATGCTATACATGGTTGGTTTGTTGATGGAGAAGATGATGACTGCTCACCTATACACGTACCACGTGAAAGTCTTGTAAGACTACGTGATACATGTAAAGAACTATTAACAGATAAAAATCCAGACGAAGCAAAAAAATTACTGCCACCAGTAAGTGGATTCTTTTTTGGCTCAACAAATATAGATGAGTGGTATTGGGAAAATGTACAGGAAACTGCTACACTATTAGACAATATCCTAACAGAGGTACCAGAAGACTGGTCCTTTGAATATCAAGCAAGTTGGTAATGTATGTTAAAAATACGTAACCCATTCTATTGGGTAAAGAACGGTAAAATAACACTAGTATGTGCTCATTGTTCCCGTTCTTTTACAGTAGACAAACAGTATATGAGGGTAGTAAACTACTGCCTCATATGTAAATAAGAGAGGATAACATGGCAACAGATATAGCAAGCAAGCACAAGTCTGCTTGGGTACGAGGTGGCACTGCAGTAACAGCCACCTCTGCTGGAATGGCAGCCACACAAGCAGGACTTAACTGGACTGTACGTGAGGGTGAACTACAAGCAGTAAGTACACCGCTACTAGTAGATGAGGATGGTGTAACACCAGCCACATATATAGATGTACCAAAGAAGAAGGCTATTATCCGTGAGGATAGTAACTCAGTCATTGGTATTGTTGGTAGCAAGTATAAGATTGTCCAAAACATGGAAGTCTTTAATGCATTAGATACACTAGTAGACTCAGGTGATGCACGTTATTGTGCAGCAGGTGAGTATAACAATGGCTCTAACATCTGGATGCTACTTGAAATACCACAAGGTGTAACAGTAGCCAATGACCCACACGCTGCATTCCTACTAGTTAAGTCATCACATGATGGCTCATCATCTGTAGTTATTAAGCCAGTCATTGAGCGCCTATGGTGTGCTAACCAAGTCAATGGTTTGATTAGCAACAAGACAGGTGTACGCAATCACAAGTACAATGAGTACACATATCGTATGTCACATACAACTAACCAAGAACTATCTATTGCTGACATCCGTAACATTACTCAGTTAACTTATACTGCTATCCAAGATTATGAAGCAACAGCCAACGCGTTGTTACAGAATAAGATGACAAGAGAACAGACAGTTAACTTCTTCAAGCGTGTATGGGCACTGCCTAGTACAGTAGAAGATACACCTTATGACTTACTCACACGTGGTGAGCGCAAGCAACAGACCATTGCTAAAGAAGCACGCGCTAAAGCGTGGGCTATTTACAATGAATCAGAAACACAGGAGAACATCAGAGGTACAGCCTTTGGTGCGTGGCATGCAGTGGTAGAATTTGCTGACCACTATGCAACGGGTGGCGCGGAGCGCCTTGCCGCCGCTACCTTGAGTGGTCGTAATGACAGAGTAAAGACTAAAGCATTGTCTTTACTTGTATAATAGAGTTCCCAATAACATGGGGGGAACAGGTATAGTGAACCAGCGTAAGGTGCTGACATAACACCGAGATGCAGGTAGTTTATACCATCACCTGAGTATGTGATTAAACTGCTCATCCAACTAAGAGAGGAAGATATGAACACAATCCAAATCAATACAGAAGAAGGCACAATAAACTATACTGAGGCTGAAGTTATCCGCTTCATCGAACGAGCAAAGGACACAGATGCAGTCCAACAACGTGCCGACAAATACTTCCAAGACATCCGTAACATTCGTCATGAAGTCCGTGACTTCTTCAGTGAAGGTGAATGGAGTAACGGTGAAACAACTGTCAACAAATCAGATGTTAATGCCATGCTTGAACGCATCGGCGCTAACAAACTCACAAGCACATACACTGGAACGTTTACTATCAATGGTACCTTCAGCGTAGAAGCAGAAGATGAAGAGACAGCAACAGGATTACTAACAGATGATATTACTGTTGAGTTCTACGGTGGCGATATAGAAGTAGATAGTATCGACATCCATGACATGGAAGAAGATAACTAATGCTAGGTTATGACAAATCTGATTTAGATATGATGATTGCATCTATTAACATTGCATCTAAACAGTTAAACAACTCAGGTATTGCAAAACAATTAAATGTTGTATCTTGTTTTTTACATGGGTTATATGTAGAAGGATACTTTGATGATAATAATTCTTGGGTTATCAGTGAAAAAGTATCTTCATGACAGCGTTCGTTCCATATAATGGAACAGCAGGCTGGTCGGGTACAGATACATCTAAGTTACGTGCAGTAGAAAACCTTGTATCAGGTCGGGAACAGAACCGACAGGAACAAGCATTGTTTTTACTGAAAGAAGCAAATACTAATGGGTTGACATGGAAAGAAATGTCAGCATTAACAGGATGGCATCACGGTACCACCAGTGGTATTCTTTCAGTGTTGCACCAATCAGGTGCAATAGTAAGACAATATAAAACACGTAACAGATGTAAGATATACATGCACCAAAACTTTAAGGGTAGTATGTTAGTAGAAGAATATAAAAAAAGAGAACGACTTTGCCCACACTGTGGCAATGACATCAATGCATAAGCCGTCACTTATGCTATGATGACAGGACTAATAGGTGGTAGGTTTCTCTCTCTTTTCCCTACCCCTATTAGTTTTAACAAAGGAGAAGCATGGCAGAAGTAGAGATAGCCAGAGATAGATACGGTAGACCAATGGTTGTGCCACCTAAAGGTGGTAAGCCAGTACCATACACACGCACAACTACAGTTGCAGGTTCATTAGATGATGGCACTGCATTAGTTGCATGGAAGTTACGCATGGCAGCAGCAGGTTTAACATTACGACCTGACCTACTGTTGGCTGCAAGTGCACATCGTGATAACAAGTTAGAGATGGACAAGTTAGTTGAAGATGCAATGGAAGCAGCAGGTGCTACCAAGCAAGCAACTATAGGAACAGCCATACATACGCTAACAGAAAAGTATGATAGAGGTGAAAACCTAGGTGTTATTCCTGATGAATATGTAGCAGACATACAAGCATACGCAGAAGCAACAAAAAACTTTGAGAATGTAAACATAGAACAGTTCTGCGTACTAGATAAGTTTAAAATTGCAGGTACACCTGACCGTGTAGTTAGATACAAAGGTGAACTGTTTATCTCTGACTTAAAAACAGGTAGCATCAGTTACCCAAACAAAATTGCTATGCAGTTAGCAGTGTATGCACACGGCTTGCCGTATGACCATGCTACGGCAACCCGTGGTTCATGGGGTGATGTCAACCAAGATAAAGGAATCATTGTGCATCTACCAGCAGGTGGTGGACAATGCGAATTACATTTCGTTGACATCAAAGAAGGTTGGAAAGGTATACAATTAGCAATGAAAGTACGTACCTTCCGAGATACAAAGAAAAAACTAGTCACATCAATTAAGGAGTAACGTGACCCACACAGAAGCACCTATCAGCATCACCGTTAAATCAGCAGCAGGTTCGCTTATTACATTACGTGCGTCTAGCGCAGAAGAGTTAGACCAATCGGTTGCACTATCACTTGCATCACTAGCATCTGCAACTACAGAGTTAGAAGCAGCAGTACGTGGTAGCAATGCAGCAGTACCACCACAACCAGCAACAGCAACAGTTGCAGCAGCGTTTAACGCTACAGTAATTGATTCAGCGCCATCAGCAGTGCCAGGTTCAGGAACACGTTCTTGTCCTCACGGTACTATGACACGTATCCATGGACTAACAGGTAAGTTCGGTCCATACAAAGGACACTTCTGCCCTGCTAAACAAGGCGACCCAACTAAGTGTGTGCCTGCAAATATCTATGTTAAACAGAACTCACCTGAATGGAATTCATTCCAGCCAGACCAAACAAAGGCATAAATGAAAACACTACGCCGTAGTATCGGTAAGCCAGAAGTAGGTGGGGAGCCATTAGCCCCACCTTTTCAGGCTTTCCAACGTGAAGGTATGATTCTGCGAAGAGCAGAAGTTACTGTCATAGCAGGTACTCCAGGCGCAGGTAAGTCTAGTATTGCATTACATATCGCAGCAAGATTAAAACAACCGACATTATATTTCTCTGCTGATACTAATGCACATACTATGGCTATGCGTTTGCTTGCAATGAAAGCAAAAATACCGCAGTCACAAGCCGAGTACATGTTAAAAACACAGCCAGCACAAGCAGAAGAACTCTTACGAGAGTTCGGTAATCTTTACTGGTCATTTGAACCTAGCCCCACACTCAAAGATTTAGATGAAGAAGTATCTGCATTTGAAACTATGTGGGGAAGAAGTCCTACGCTTATCGTGGTAGATAACCTTATGGATATAGCGATAGATGGACATGAAGAGTTTGCTGGTATGCGTGCAGTAATGAAAGAACTTAAGTATCTTGCAAGAGATACCAACGCATGCGTATTAGTGTTACACCACACCAAAGAAGGTGCGCAAGGTTTTCCTTGCCAACCACGCTCAGCATTACAAGGTATGGTTAGTCAGATACCAGCGATGGTACTAACAGTAGGACAGATGATGCAGGGACAAGACATATACTTATGTGTCGCATCTGTTAAGAATCGTTATGGTAGAGCAGACCACACAGGTAATACCTACATCCCATTATCATTTGAGCCTGGCTCTATGTATCTAGAAGATGTAGTACGAGACTATAGACAAACGGAGATGACAGTATAATGCCTAAATATAGAGTTACTTATTCACAATACAAAGTAAAAGTTATTCGTGCTTCTTCATTAAAGATAGCAGAAGAACGTGCAAAGAAAGCAGAAACAGGACGTTGGGAACTAACAGAAGTTAGGGACGAACCCAACAAATGAGTAGCGCAGCCAAAGCCAAAGGCTCAGGAGCCGAACGTGATGTAGTTAAGTACCTCAAAGAATGGTTTCCTTATGTTGATAGGCGATTGGCTGGTGCTACATTAGATAAGGGTGACATCTCAGGTATACCTGGAGTTACAATTGAAATTAAAAACCACGCCAAGATGGACTTGGCGGGATGGACTGAAGAGTTGTTAACCGAAATGGCTAACGATAAAGCATGGACGGGCGTGGTGTGGCACAAACGTAAGGGCAAGGGGAGTCCTGGGGAATGGTACTGCACCATGCCTGGTCATGTATGGGTAGATTTATTAAGGAGAGCACTTGGAGAAACCAAGCATTGAAGAGTATCTCCGTTACATAGGAGCAGATACACCAGCAGTTAATAGCGGTTGGCGTAAGATGAAGTGTCCATTTCATAACGACACACATGCAAGCGCAGCAGTAAATTATGATAAGAACGCCTTTGTCTGCCACGGGTGTGGTGTCAAAGGCGATACTTATTCATTGATTATGTACAAGGAAGGTGGAGATTATCGTGAGGCTGTCCAGTTCGCAACGTCAGTTCTTGTTGCAGGCAACACAGAGATACGCGGGGAAGATAGAACTCGCACAAGAGTATCTTTCAAACCGCAGTCTATCGGTAGAAGAGGCAAGCATCTTTCATCTGGGAGTGGTAGACGACCCTCTGCCAGGGCATGAAGCATATAAAGGTAGACTAGCAATCCCATACATAACACCATCAGGTGTAGTTGATATTAGATTTCGTGGTATGGGTAATGAAGACCCAAAGTATATGGGGTTAGTTGGTGCTAAAACTACAATGTTTAATACACAAGCATGCTTTGTTGGCGATAGATATATCTGCGTAACCGAAGGTGAGTTTGATTGTATTATGATGTCAGTTAAAACTGCACATCCAACCATTGGTATTCCTGGTGCTAACAATTGGAAGTCACACTATGCCAAAATACTAGATGACTTTGAAATTGTTGTAGTGTTGGCTGATGGAGATGCAGCAGGCTTAGAGTTTGGCAAGAAGATAAGCAGAGAGTTAGGTAATGTTAATATCATTAGCATGCCTGAAGGTGAAGATGTAAACAGCATGATGACTAAGAGAGGCAGTGAATGGATTGACCAACGAATCAGAGAATGCATTACCAATGGATAGCAGTATATGGAAACACATTGAACATATGGATATGTCCATAGGTATACCAGTATCAGACGCAAAAACATTAGACATACTGGCAGCACTAGAAGATATTCACACAGCAATAGATGAAGACCCAGAAGATGCAAAGCACTGCGTCATAGCACTGGCTGCTATATTTGTAGCCTCTACTGTAGGTAAGGCAGATATAATCTGGCAAGAGTACGCAATCAGAGAAGCAATGCAAACCCTAGACGAATCCCTTAAGGAGATACTCGATGAAGAATCGTGACAATGCATATGCAATCGTATATGAATTATTAGATATTCTATTTAAAAAACATGATGACTATGGTCCAATGAACATAGCAGGTGCACCAGGTGGTGCCATGAATGGACTGCGAGTACGCATGTATGACAAGTTGGCACGGCTATCCCACCTTGGAGATAACGACACGCCGAACTACGAATCTATTGAGGATACACTGATTGACCTTGCAAACTATGCCATAATCGGGTTACTAGTCCAACGTGGACAGTGGGAAGGTATCCCGAATGGAGATTAAGTGTGAAACGAGTAGTAGTCCTCAGCGATTTACAGATACCGTATCAACATAATAAAACCGTAGATGCAACGATAGAGTTTATTCAAGACTACAAACCAGATGAACTCTGGTGCGTAGGAGACGAACTAGATGCACCCGAACCTAGTCGTTGGAACAAAGGCATGGCGGGTGAATACGCAGAAACACTGCAAGATGGAATAGATTTAACGCACGACATAATGGCTCGTTACCGTAAAGCATTAGGTAACAAGCCATTTTACATTCAACGCAGCAATCACACAGACCGCATAGATACATACATGCGCAAGTATGCGCCAGCCTTTTCTTCTCTGCGGTCTTTGGAGATAGAAGAATTACTTGGCTATGAGAAATTAAAAATTACATATCTACATCGTATGCATGAACTGTTACCTGGTTGGGTAATGGCACATGGTGATGAGGGTGCACTTAACCGTGCGCCTGGTGCTACAGCATTAAACCTAGCCAAGCGTTTAGGTAAGTCTGTAGTATGTGGACACACGCATCGCGTAGGATTACAACATGAAACCACTGGCTTCTATGGTAAAACAAATACATTATATGGTTTAGAAATCGGGCATATGATGGACATCAAGCAGGCTAGTTATCTTACTTCAGGCAGCGCCAACTGGCAGCATGGCATAGGCATACTAGTGGAAAACAACAACAAGGTAACCCCATTTGCTGTTCCCATTGTAAATGGTGAGGTAATCATTCCTTAATGAATTACATACAAGAGTATAACGATATGGTACAGACTCTTGCTACTGATTACTCACGTAAGTATACAATGCTTGACCGTGATGATATAGCACAAGAGTTGTGGGTGTGGTTTGTTGCGCACCCGCGCAAGTACAAAGAATGGTGTGACCTAGAACAAAAAAACCGTGATAAGTTAATTGCTAAGTCATTACGTAATGCAGCAATTACTTATTGTGAACGTGAAAAAGCACGCAAGATTGGCTACGATACATCAGACTTATACTACTATGATGTATCAGTAGTTGAAGCCTTTTTACCTTCTATTATTAGCGGAACATATGTAATACCTGTAAAAATTCAAGACATTAATGCTAAGTTTGGAAGTGGTGGCATATCAGATGGCAACAACTGGTTAGCACTACGCTCAGATATAGCAACAGGTTATTACAAACTATCAGAAGCAAAACAAAATGTACTACGTTTACGTTTTAGTATAGAGCAACCCGACTGGGCAACTCTTGCTAAAGACATGGACAGTACACCAGAAGGTGCACGCAAAAAAGTAGAACGTGCACTCAACTCATTGGTTAAAAACTTAGGTGGTTGGAAAGCGTATCGTGATGAAGAAACGCCTAGCCAAGAGTCTGAAAAAAATGAATGACCTAAGAGGCGAACCAACGTTCGCATGTATATGTGGCTGTAAAATGTTTAGAGTTACAGTTATGTGGGATGAAGATACTAGAGCAGTAGGTTGGTATGATTTAGCCCAAGAATGTATAGATTGTGGGACAGTTACAACTGCTCCTACTGATATAGATGGATGTGAGTAATGCCTAACTACGATTTTAAATGCAACACTTGCAATACAGTAACTGAATTACAAGACATAGCACTACCACCTTGCCCAACTTGTGGTGAAACAATGGTACGTGTATGGTCATCAATAGCAGTTAAGTTTAATGCTCCAGGGTTCTACTCAACAGGGGGATAATGTACGCATTCACAACAGAAGCAAACTGCAATGGCACGGATACTGATTCATTCTTTACCAACGAACAGGGCTCATACGAACACCCAGCCATGCTTAAACGCATCTGTGGTGAGTGCAAAGTACAAACAGAATGTCTTAACTATGCCCTACACCATGATGTTAAAGGATGGTGGAGTAATACAACCGAACAACAGCGTGCTGCTATACGTGTGGCTAAGAATATAATACCTAGACGCTTGTTTGAGGACTATTAAAAGCAGAAAAGACCCCCGTCAGGTAGGTTAATGTACCTGAACGGGGGCTTCTAGTCTCTACGGGGCTGCTAAGCCCCTTAAAATGGTGTTACTCGGAGCCTAGTCCGAATTCTTTTTCGCTCTTATCTGCCCATTTAGCCAGTGGTGCAGCCAATGCGCCGATTAGTACAGCGTACTCAGGACGTAGGTCAGTTAACAAAGCAATACCCATAGTAATGCCAGCGGCAAGTAGTGCACGTAGGTATGACTTTACAGCAGCAATATCTTTGTCTGTTAGTTTAAATAGGTTTTTCATTTATTCTCCTTCTTAGGTAAAGGCTTAGGTAGTTTAGCCTTTACTTTATTTACTACGGTTGGTTTGCCTAACCATGGGAACCACGGCTGGGTATTGTTTCCACAAGTATCCTTGATGGAAATATGTAAGTGTTTATTGTGTGGGTTGGAACCACTATATTCTCTGTCACCCTTTTCTGATGACCATATTTTGCCTTTAAAAATTAAATACTTAACACGACTATCAGACTTTAAATGAGCATATGCTTCGTGACAGTTGATACCATTCTCTGGGTCGTGAGTTATATCTACAGCAAATCCTGTATTGTGGTCTGAGTTAGGACTTTGTGCGAGGTGTGCTTTAGATGGGAGCAGACCATCCGATGCCTTCATCCTCTTCGGTTTCAATGCTGTTGCTTGTCGTAGTGCTGCAATGGCAGCAGGACATGCACGCTTTGCAATTGCATCCATCATTCATCCTCGTCTTCCCATATTTCTGACTCATCTATATTAGGTGATGGCAATCCCCATAAAGGTTCAGGAAGTATAGTTGTAAATCCCATTACTTCTCCACTAGTATTTTATATAAATCGTCAATGCGTTGTTCTAATCTTACCAAAGAATCTTTCATACTTGACCCACCATTAGGCTTAAGTTCATTGAGATAATGTTTAACCATCCATCTAATACCACCAGCAATTGCCGAAAAAATTGCTATACATGCAACTGCTATTGTTAGATAGTCTTTTAAATCCATTATACTGTCCTTACGGTTATTTCTATGATGCCACCAAAACCATCAAAGCGTTTATCGGGCGGTGTCATGCGGGTGAATGTGACTTGTTCAATTACTGCTTGTTGTGATTCTCCTGTTGTAAGGTCTTGCCAAGTCAGAACATCGCCTGTCTTTTCAATCTCTTCTAACAATTGTATACGGGCGAATGCTCGCCCTTCATAACCTATTACTGTGTTAAACCTATCTGTTTCAACATCGTAACACCAGACAGGAAATTTAATTACACGTTGACGTGGAGTAGCAATAGTTGCCTTTGCTTGATAACCACTAAAGATTGGACCAGTAGTATTATCTGTTGTATCACGTTCAAATGTAAACTTATATGCAAGATATTCTTGTGCTGATTCTGGTTGAGTTGTAGTTATTTCTACTGGTTCAACTTCAATGTTGTAACCTATATGGTCATACTGAATATCAGTACCGCCAGCATTTGTAGCAAGAGATGACAGAGTAAGAGTGCCAGATGTAAATGACCCACGTCCAAGAAGACGCTTAAAGTTTTTAGGTTCTAGCGTAGAAAATCTAATCTTACCTGTAGTTATAGAACCAGTTGATGATAAAACCGTTGTTGATTGCACGGCTATGCCGTGGTCGCCTGATGTTGTAAATGCTATTTGGTCTGTATTACCAATAAAATCTACAGTAGTAGCGTAACCAGCAGCAGTGCTTAAGTATGCATCCTTTGCATAGGCAAAACGTAAAGATTCAATCTCAGTGCCTAGGTCAATACGGTATAAACCAGCACAACTATTAACAGTACCAGCAGCCCATACAAATTTATCGCGGAAAGCAAAGTCACGAACACCATTAGGGTCTTCAAATATAAGTGGACCATAAGATAAGTCGCCATTTGTATCTGAGATACTAGCCACACGCATACCTTTGTTGGTACCAATCATTAAATATCCAAGGTAAGACTCAATCTTGTAGACAATCTCCCCAATTGGCAGTTGTGCTGCTACAATCCCTGATGTCAGGGTAGGCATAGAACCAGCAGCAGATAAAACAAACTTGTAGATGGCGGAGTTTCCGCCAGCATAACCTGCAGCATAGATAGCGGAACCACCTTCTGATACAGATGTCCAAGTCCAGCCATTATTAGGATGTGTATATAACGCTGTAGGAAGAGCGTGTGTACTGCCCTTAGCATTAGTTAATTCATAAACGGATGCACCAATGCAAGCAACAAGACGTTGCTTAACCCAACCTAATACTATTTTTTCACTACCAGTATTATAGTAACGAGAATATCCAGAAGCGGGTGTAGAAATAGGTCCTGTATAAATATGGTCATTGTCTGCAATAAAAAGATGAGTTCCATCTGTTGCAACTGCAAGGATAGCAGTATCTAATGGTGTTCCTATAGTAGTTATATCTGTATATGTAACAGCAGTTCCATCAGCAGTATAATTTTTAATAGTTGTATTTGCTGGTGTCCAACCAAGTATTTTATTAGTAGACCCATCAATAATAGATAATATATTATACACACCACTAGTAACACCAGACATATTGGCTGTCTCTTTAAGTAAAGTTACTTGTCCTTTAGTCCAGATGTCTACATTATCTGAATCAGCAAAACGGTAGTGTCCATTCTCATCATTGCCAGCAGGGTCATAAAACTTAATACCCGTGCCATTATGAAAAGATGATTGACTTCTTAACCACCAACCAGTAAGTGATTGCTCACCTGGTTCCGCACCAATATCTGATTGTTCTTTACGAAAGGGTGCAGTTTGGCGAATGTAAGGGCGCTCATCACTAATGGAATAGAAGAACGGAAGTCCACCTACTGCTACATCATATGACTCATTAGTGTTTTGCCAAGTAGAAGTAGATGAAACAATACCTAAGTCAACAGCAATAGAGCGACCAATACCAGCAGTTGACGAGCCTCTACCTTCGGTTATATCTCTTGTTGCCACGTTGCTCCTTAAATAAATACGCTTGCTTCTACAAAGTCTACTTCTGCTAGTGCATCATAGTTGTGTTCTTTAGAACAGTTACCGCAGTCTTTACACATTAGCCGAGCAGTAGTTTTGCTTCGTCAGCAGTGATACCTAGACGAGCAAGTAGTGCATCCTTCTCAGCAGTCTTGGCTGTTTCTGCTGCTGCACGCTCTGCTGCTGCTGCTTGGTCTGCTTCGTATTGAGCAAACTCAGCATCGTTCATTTCACGGTCAATAACCTCATCGGTTGATAGGTCGTGGATGCGTACTATTGGTCTTGTCATTATTTAACTCCGTAAATTAGAACCGTACCTGTTGAAAGGTCTCCGCCCGCACTTCTAAATAAAATAGAAGTAACGGCAGAATTACTTCTAAAACCGCCACCGCCAAAAATTCTTTGTTGTGCGCTAGATGGCCCTTGATAATAGGCACTCCATTGAATAGGCTTAAAAAAAGTTGTTGCAGCATAGTTGTAAATTGTTAAAGCGTAAGCATTATTTGCGCTAGTTCTATCAGGATGGTTTGAATCTCCTGTTAAAATCCAATCACTATCCCCTGTGCGAATTGCATCGTCAAGCGCTCTCCAAGAAGTAGTAGTGGCAGAATTTGGTCTGCAATTAAAACTATTATTGTTTGTTGCGTTTGTTACACCATAAACAACAATGTATAAATTTGTATATGTTTGATTAATGCTAGAAATTGTTGTGCTTGAGCCGCTTAATGTTGTAGTGCTTAAAAGAGTTATTGAACTGGTTGCAGGCAAAGCAGCCCACTCAACACCATCAGCCTGTGCGCTGTTGGCAGTAAGTACTTGACCATCAGCACCTACGCCTTGACGGACAAAGGTTCCTGCACCAGTGCCAACAATCAAGTCACCCTTGGCGGTAATTGTAGATGGATTGATTGCAGTTGACTGACCAATCTTGCTATTAATCTGTGTCTGCACAGCAGAAGTTACGCCATCTAGGTAGCCTAACTCTGTTGCTGATACGGTAGTTAGTGCTGTACCTGCGTTGGCTAGGTCACGTGCTTTACTCATTAGTTATCCTCCATTGATGATTTGAATACATCTTCAACTGGGTCATAGATGTCTCCTGAGCCAGCGTACTTACCTCTAAAAGTTGCATTGTATGAAGTTTGTTTCCATTCTCCACCAAATGTGTCAGCGCAGAATTGTGCGCCAATAGATTCTTGTTCAACGCCGTTCTCATCAAAGAGAACTTCATTGTTGATAACAATTACTTGTGTAACAATATTATTTTCTAAACGTGCAAAGTGAGCCATATTATCCAATCACCACCACTACGTATCCAGAACCCCCAGCGCCACCTTCAACTAGGCTGCCTTGACCTGCACCACCACCGCCACCGCCTTTATTAGTATCTCCTGCAACTCCATTGCTAGAACCAACGTTTCCTGCACCACCGCCACCAGTGCCACCAGTACCACCAGGGTAGCCAGCACCATTTCCAGCACCGCCACCGCCACCGTAAGTTACAGATGTTCCTGTAATGCTATTTGATGCACCAGCGCCACCATTGGCAGTTGTTTCCGCTGCTGCTCCTGCTGCACCTGCTGCACCCGCTCCGCCACCACCACCAGCATTTCCATAACTATCGTTTCCAACACCACCAGCATTTCCTTGCCCAGAAATACCAGCACCACCAGGGCTATTTTGATTAGAACCGTTTGCTCCACCATTACCGCCACCACCAGAACCACCGTTAGAACCTGGCTTGGAGATAGATGATGATGTTAATGAAGCACCACCACCACCGCCTACTCCAAATAAATTTCCAACTTGCGATGAGATTCCATTTAATCCGTAAGAACCAGAACTATTAGAGGACCTTCCTTTTCCACCAGCGCCACCTGCGCCAACAGTTACAGTGAGGGTTCCAGCAGGTAAAAATGCAGAGGTATCGTACAAAATACCACCTGCTCCACCACCTGCTCCTCGGTACCCACCGCCTCCTCCGCCACCGCCAAGTACAAATACTTCACAAGTACCAGCAGTACCTACAGTAATAGAACCAGAGCCAGTAAACTTATAAATAGTTTTACCAGCGCGAGATGAAGTGTCAACAGTAGGAGAACCAGTAGTAGCAGTTACTGTTGCTTTACCAATTCCACCTGCAGATACAGGACTAAATAATGGCATTGTTTCTCCTTATGCGTACTTAATTGGACCAGCACCAAATACGGTGTAGGTTGCTGATGCTGTTTTAATAATTGTAAATGTGTATACATCAATTGAAGATGCGTTACCAGATGCAGGTGCTGTTCCACCAGAATACTTAGGAGTTACAGCAGAACCATCAATTTGAAATGCTGTCTGATAGTAGGCTGTGCTTCCATTAGTTACTAAGAAAGATACAGTAATTGCATCACCAGTATTAAGAATGCTATTTAATGTAGCACCCGAACTGCCACGAACATTGAGTGTCCAGTTACCAGAGGCATTAGTTGTGTAGTAAAGAACACCTTGAGTTGAAGCGTCAAAGTTAATGGTTCCAGTAGCAGCCGTTGCGGATACAGTTGTTCGCTCTTCTGGAGCAACAAGAACTGCAGCACTAGCAGTAGGGTTTGTAAGAGTTAGACCAGCAATTGTAGTTACTGTTGCACCAGAGGCAATTGATGTTGAACCAATTGTTGGGGCTGAGTATCCAGCAGCAGGTGTTACCCAAGCCAACCCAGTTGAAGCAGATGAATCTGCGCTTAGATATTGTCCATTAGTTCCAACAGTTAGTTTACCAGGAGTATCTGCAGCGGTTGCTACAAGGATGTCACCCTTAGCGTCAAAGAGAGCCTTGTCAATTGCTGTTGCTAAGTCAAAGGCTGTAAAGGTAATAATTTCAAGTACATCTCCAGCAGCCAAGGCTGCAAGAGAAGTGATGCTTGTGCCGTTAGATGCTGTGTAATCTGTAGTACGGACTAGAAGCACACCGTTGAGGTATACCTGCTCTTTGCCAGGGATGTAAGAAAGTGTTACACCATTATCATCTAGACCTGACTCAGTTGTTTCTCCGCCAGCAGCAGTAAAGCGGTAACGGAAGATTGCTGCAGTTGAGGAGATTGAACCCCAAGCAGAACCTGTCCAAGCAAACATAGTGTTGCTTGTTGAGTTCCAGTACAGAGCACCAGTTCCTAAAGCATTGCCGTCATTGTCTACAGATGGAGCAGTTGCCTTACTACCTAAGTAGCGGTCATCAAAGTCATCGTATGAAGCAGCAGCAGCCGTTGCACTTGCTGCAGCAGCGGTTGCAGAACCAGCAACTGTATCTACATACGCCTTTGTAGCAGCGTGTAAGTTAGATGATGGAGCACCTGAAAGGGTAAGAGCACCAGTCATAGTAGAACCTGACTTGAGTACTACTGTAGATTCAAATGAACCGCCAGCAGAGATTGCTGTAGCAATTTCATTAAGAGTATTAAGTGTTCCAGGAGCACCATCTACAAGAGCGTTAACCTGAGCATCAACGTATGCCTTAGTTGAGGCATCCTGTGCTGATGTTGGGTCTGCTACTCCAGTAAGTTTTTGTGCATTTAATGCGACTGAGGCAGTAGGTGCAGCCATTTGGTCTAAGCGGTTAGTGCGTACTGCTGTGTTGAAATCTGAGATAGTTGATGCTGTTTGGCTACCAGTGTGGTTAGCACGGGCATATGGGTCTGTAACCAACTTGGCTGCAGTAATTGTTCCATCTGCAATATCTGTGGCTACGATAGTTCCGTCAACCAAGTCAGCAGAAGTAATAGTTCCACCAAGGTTTAACTTAGTCTTGGCAATGGCAGCAGAGGCATTAACGTCAGCATCTACGATAGTGCCATTGGCAATCATAGTTGAAGTAACTGTGCCAGTGTCTGTTGTATAGACACCATTAGTTACTGTGCCAGCATTACCCGATACTGTGCCAGTTACGTTACCTGTAATGTTTCCAGTAAATGTACCAGCAATAGTTCCAGCACCAGTAATGGTAGGAGCAGAAATTGTTGGGCTAGTTCCAAGGACGTTAGCACCAGAGCCAGTTGAGGTTGTTACACCAGTTCCACCGTTGGCTACTGGAAGAGTTCCAGTTACGCCAGTTGTAAGTGGCAGTCCAGTTGTATTAGTTAGAACACCAGATGCTGGAGTACCAAGTGCTGGGGTAGTCAGTGTTGGGCTAGTAAGAGTCTTGTTAGTAAGAGTCTGAGTGTTAGTTGTACCAACTACAGCGCCTGTTGCACCGTGACCAGTAGTTGCCTCAGCATGTTCATTGGCTTCAGTAAGGTCACGACCAATAACCATGTGACGTACAATCGCACCAGCAGAGTGTGCTACACCTGTACCAGGAGTTGCAGTATCTATGCCACGGGCAATAGTAAGAGTTGGACCACTTGAGTAATTGCTAACATCTACAATTTCTTCAAGAGCAGTATCAGGGTCAATGACAACTGTATAAGTTTCACCTACTGCTGGTGTTCTACCACCCATTAGGTTTGCAGCAGAACCTACAGTCATAGTTGTAGCAGTAGATGTAATTGGACTGCTTAGTGTGGTTTGTTGTGCTCGGGACGAGTATTTTCTAATTGTCATTTATCTGCCTATCAAAGGGAATAGTGGACACGGATAGGATATTTGTCTTGCTGGTTTTTAATTTCTTCATTTAATCGTTGATTAAACAAAGCGTAAACTTGCTTAGTAAGAGATTGAGATGAACCATACGGACGCTTGGAGTCAACCTCGTCTGCCTGTGGGCTAATCATTGACGCACGTGCTGGGTCAAGATTCGATAGCAAACGATAGGTGGCACCAAGAATAACTAGGTCTTTGCAAGACATTGGAAGACCAGTTTGTGTTGCAAAGTTTTCTGCATTATCAGTAAATGGAAGTGGGTCAGTAGAATAAACAATTTGAATAGTTCTGCCTGAAGTAATAGCATTATAAATAGATATAGTTTGTTCGCTACTAAACGCACCAGCGTTAGCGTTACCATCAAAACGGTAGTTACGAATAGGTATCCATTCTTTGCTTGGACCAATTGATTCGTATGCCACTGAAAGAATAGAACGAATGTTTAATGAGTTACCAGTAGCAGGTAATCTAAATGCTGCTACTGAAGAGTTAGATGTAATTGTAGTTGTTTTCGCTGCAAAGATGGATGAACCAATTGCATTAATAGTATCGTTAATTGCTCGTTTAATTACAAAGCGAGGAAAGGTAGGAGCAATAGTAACCTTAGTACCTGCTGTGTGTGCGGCTAAAGTAGTGCCTAAGTATGCGCGACCATAAGGA